TTGCATCTGGTGAAGATGTTTCAGGTGTTGTCTTCTCAAGAGATTATTACACATCAAGCTACTCAAATGGAGAATTGGAGAGGAAGTAAAGAATGGTTGTAGGTATTGATAGAAGAATAAAATTAAATGAGATAATAGAAAATCAACTTCCAAGTTTTTTGGTTGATGATTTTCCTATTGCAACAGACTTTTTTAAACAGTATTATCTGTCTCAGGAATTTCAAGGTGGTAGTATTGATTTAATCTCTAATTTTGATCAATATCTTAAAGTTGATAATTTAGTTCCTGAAGTTATATTTGGAAAAACGACTTTAACTTCTTCAGTTTCTTTATCAGATACAACTATTAATGTTTTATCTACAAAAGGATATCCAGATACATATGGATTATTAAAAATTGATGATGAAATAATAACATATACTGGAAAAACAGATACTACTTTTACTGGTTGTATTCGTGGTTTTAGTGGAGTAACTGGATATAATGTAGGAATTTCATCTTTTTTCAATAATATTAATAAAGATACATTAATATTTGAGAATACAAAAGCAGATACTCATATTTCCGATGGTGTTGTTACTAATTTAAGTGTATTATTTCTACAGGAATTTTATAGAAAGTTAAAGAAGACATTCTTACCTGGATTAGAAGATAATGATTTTCATGAAAGTATTGATGTTGGTAATTTTATAAAACATGCAAGATCTTTCTATCAATCAAAAGGTATTCAGGAATCAATTAGAATTTTATTTAAACTTCTATATGGTGTTGATGCTACAATAGTAGATTTAGAAGATCGTTTAATTAAACCATCATCATCAGAATTTATTCGTAGAGAAGTAATTATTGCAGATTTATTAACTCTTGATCTTGATCCATCCAAATTAGTTGGGCAAACGATATACAAATCAACAGATCCTTTAACATATGCTTCAGTTTCTGAGGTTGAAATTCTTACAAGAGATAATAAACCTTATTATAAACTTTCATTATTTGTTGGATTTGATGATAGAGATTTAATAGAAGGAACATTTACAATTCCAGGTAAAACAAAATCTTTAGATCAAGTTCCTGTTGGATCTTCTATTATTTCGGTTGATTCTACTGTTGGGTTTGCCAAGTCTGGTATATTAATAAATGAGGGGACTAATGGTAGTAAAAATATAATTACATACACATCAAAAAGTATAAATCAATTCTTTGGTTGTAGTGGAGTTAATAATATTGTAGGAATATCATCTGATTTGAGATCTGATGAAGTAATTTATGGATATGCTGATGGTAATATAGAAGAAAAAGTTGAGTTAAGAATTACTGGTGTTTTATCAGATTTTAAAATTGTATCTGATGTTTCACTAATACAAGAAGATGAAAGAATATATGTTAAAAATGTTGGAGAATCTATAAAAAGTATATCAAAGTATCCATATACATTTATTGATACTGATGCAACATATAAGGAAATATTTGCAAACTCTTGGATTTATAATACAAAATCAAGATATCAAATTAATTCAATTAATGGAAGTACCTTTACTTTAGGAAGTTCTATTGATAAATCAAGTTTAAAATTAAATGATAATGTAGATGTTTTAAAAAGAAATAGCAACACTGTAGTAGCAAATGCAGTTGTTGATAGTATTGTTGATGAAAATTCTATCACTTTAGCTGGTAGTGGGTTGCCAAGTTCTTCCTCACCATTAACAACAGAATATGATATTAGAAGAAATATAAGAAAGGCATCAAGTAATGATATTGAATTAATTCATGGAAATAATAATATTATTTCTGATGTTTTAAACGTATATGTTGATGGTGACAAAGAAGGTTATGTTGCATCAAACTCTTTACCAAGTTATACTTTAAACAATATTAATATAAATTCTTCAACAATTCCTAATGGTTCGTATGAAATAATTGTAGAGAAGCACGAAGTTGACGGTACATATCATACAATTAAGATTGATAATCCTATTAAATTCTTAACTGGAGACTCTATAATTTATAGATCTCATGGAACAGATTTAGATGGATTGACCTCTGGTGAAAATTATTATGTTGAAGTTCTTTCATCAACAGAAACTGATGCTGAAATTAGATTATACCGATCAAGGGGACAAGTTGGAAATAAAACACAATCTATAGGATTAGGTACAGATTCAGTTGCTACAGGTCCTCATGAATTTATTTTATCAGACCATTATGATAAAACAACAGGATTTGGTAAAAAACTTGCACCTAATCAAATTTTAAGAAGATTTAGATTAGATCATGAACCAGTTAATAGTGGTGAAAATAATATACCTCTTAATAATGTTGGTGTATTAATTGATGGTGTTCAAATAAGATCACCAATTTCCAATAATTATGTTTATTATGGTCCATTAACATCTGTTGATACATTTAATAGTGGTGATGAATATGATATTATTAATCCACCAAGATTAACAATTGAATCTCCTGTTGGTAGTGGTTCTACAGCATATATTGAACCAATAGTTAGTGGATCTGTTAAGGAAGTTTTTGTTGATCCACATGATTTTGATATTGATAGAGTTGTTTCATTATCATTAACTGGTGGTAATGGATCTGGATGTAGATTAGAACCTATTGTTGGACAGAGATTTAGAGAATTAGATTTTGATAGTAGAGATGTATTTTTTGCAGGTGGAATATCAAAAGAAAATGAAACTATAACATTTAAAAAAGATCATTATTTAACTAATGGTGAGGCAATTTATTATAATAGTAATGGTAATGCTGAAATAGGTGTTGGTCCTGCATATGATGTTACTAATACACCTACTGGAACTTTATCTAATGGAGCACCATATAATGTTAGAGTTGTTAATTCAAAAACAATAACATTATATAAAAATTATAGTGATGCTATGAGTGGTATTAATACTATTGGTATTTCTACTGCAACTACTGCTAGTGGTATTCATAAGTTTAGAACAAATTCTAAGAATGTATTAAAATCAATTAAAGTTATTGAATCTGGTTCTGATTATCAATATAGAAAATTAAATGTAAATCCTTCAGGAATATCAACTACATTTGATAGTATAAACTTTACGAATCATGGATTTAATAATGGTGATATCGTTGAATATTCACCAACAGTTGGTATTGGAAGTACATATCCAAAAGCAATTGATGGTTTGACTGCCAATAATTCATATTATATTATGAAATTGGATAGCAATTCCTTTAGAATTGCAGATGGAAAGGATAATTATGATCGTGGTGATTATGTTGGTTTAGGATCTACTGGTACAGGATATCAGACATTTAAATATCCTGATATTAAAGTTCATATAGATGTTGCATATGCATCAACCATAACTGGTTCATATGAAAATATATTAACTCCAGTTGTTACTGGTAGTATTATTGATACTTATCTTTATGATAATGGAGTTGGATATGGATCAAGTATTCTTAATCTTGAGAAGAATCCAATTGTAACAATAGAGAATGGAAAAGGTGCTGAATTAAAACCATCTGTTGTTGATGGAAAAATAGTAGATGTCCAAGTATTAAATAAGGGATCAGAATATTATTCTTCACCAAAAATTGTTGTAGAAACTACAGGAATTACAACAACTGGTGTGTTTGGAAATGGTGCTGTTATTAGACCTGTTATTAGTGATGGAAAGTTAATTGATGTAGTTATTGTTAATAGTGGTATTGGATATACTTCAGGTTCTGTTAATGTATATTCAGAATCAAGAGGACTTAATGCTTTATTTGAATCAAGAGTTAGAAGACTTACAGTAGATACGAAGAAGAAGGAAAGTGAATATTCTTTGAATTCTGAGGGATCTGATTCAGTATATTTGAGTTTAATAGGGTATAATCAAAATATATCGGATGCATTCGATGACGATGGAACTAAGCATTCTCCAATAATAGGATGGGCATATGATGGGAATCCAATATATGGACCTTATGGATATGCTAATCCAGATAATACATCTTCTGTAGGTATTGTAACTTCTGGATATTTATTAGATTCAAGTAAAGTTTTTAATAGACCTTCATTTAAATATCCAAATAATGTTGATATTTTCCCCGAAGGATTCTTTATAGAAGATTATCAATATGAAGATATTGGTGATTTGGATTCTCATAATGGAAGATTCTGTAAAACACCAGAATTTCCTAATGGAACATATGCATATTTTGCTGGAATATCAACAAATGCTTCTACAGGTGCAATAGATTCATCATATCCATATTTTGTTGGAAATACTTATAGATCAGAGTTCATTTCTACGGATACAACGTTAACTCATGATTTTGATTTTAATAATACAGATATAGTTAGAAATACATTCCCATATAAAGTTGGTGATGAATTTGCTAATAATGATTATATTGTAGAATCTAATGAAACTGTTAGACAACTTACGAAAGTAGAATCAGTAACTTCTGGTGTAGTAGACTTTTTACAGGTATTAGATGGTGGTGATGGTTATAAAGTTGGTGATTATACAGTATTTGATAATGAAAAAACTAATGGAATGGGAGTTAGGGGAGAAGTTCATTCAATAGCAGGTATTGGTGTTTCTAGTATTGATACACAATTAGAAACTTCTGAAAATGCAGTATTCTTATGGGATTCTGAAAATACAGTAATTGCAGATTATACCCCATTTATAGAATTAAATGATCAAGATACAGTATCAATTTCTGGTTTAAGTAGTTCTATTGTACATTTAACAGATTCGTTTAAAGTTGGTATTAGTACTAATGTTATTGGATTAGCAAAAACAATGTCTGTTAATTCTCTTGTTAATGGAGTTGTTGAGGACATTTATGTTAATATCATACCAAATACAGTATCAATTGGATCATCACTTAAAATTAATGACATTGAGACTGTTAAGGTATTGAACATATATGATATGGGATCTATCTTAAGAGTTAAGAGGTATGGAGTAGGTGCTGCTCATACTTATAGTTCAAAGATAGATGTATTAAATCGTAGTGTTACTATTCCTGTTAAAACTAAAGAATTTAAATCTAAGGTAAATGATCTAATTTATTTTAATGGTCATCAATCAGTTGGTCTTGGAACAACTGTTGGTGGTGGTATAAGTGTTGATTATACTATTGGAGAGGTTACAAAAACTGTACCTATCCCAACAAGAACAATATATCTACCAAATCATCCATTTAAGACTGGACAAAAATTAACTCTTAGGAAAAAAGGAACAGCAACATCATTCATTGTAGGTGATACTCAACATCCAACTAATTTGTTTAATATACCTAATGTAACTACTGATATAGAGACTGTATATGCAATTAATAAGGGGCAAAATTATATTGGACTTGCAACTCAAGTAGGTATAGCAAACACTGCTGGTGATGGTCTATTTTTCCACGGCAATGGTTCTAATGATTTTGAATATGTTTTAGAATCTAATCATAATCAGGTAACTGGTAATATTAGTAAAATTATTTCTACTGTTGAGGTTAAAATTGGTGCTGCAAATACATCTGATCATGGATTATCTAATGGTGATATTATTAGTTTAGATGTAGTTCCTAATAGTGTCGTAGGGTTAGGTAGTACTGCACCATTAACACTATCTTATAATGAAGAATTCCAGAAATTATTAATTAATAGAGTTAGATTTAATGATACTGATGTTGACACTATCAATAATACTATTACTATTGAGAATCATGGATATAAAACAGGTGAAAAAGTTTTTTATGATAGTGATCAACCAGTAGGGGGATTAAGTCGTCAATGTTATTATATCTCTAAGGTTGATTCAAGTAAAGTTAGATTTGCTCAAACATTAAAAGATGTTCAAGTTGATCCATCATTAACCATTGATCTTACTTCTACAGGTGGTTCTGATCATAGTGTTGCTTTAGTTAATCCTCCAATAAATGTACCAAAAAATTCTAAATTAACATTTAGTACAATTGACAGTTCTTTAGAGAATTATGAACTTAAGGTATTTTATGATAAAGAATTTAAAAATGAATTTAATAGTTCTCAAGATAGTAATTTATTTAATGTTAGTGTTGGTGCAACAACAGTACAATTATCTTATTCAGAGTCAGCACCATTAAAATTATATTATGGATTAACTAGAAATGGGTTCATTAGTACTTGTGATGTAGGTGTTCCAGATTATTCTCAAATAAATTTTGTTGATAGTCTTTATAGTGGAGACTATAAAGTATTTGGTATAACTTCTGACACTTATAAGATTTCTCCAAGATCTATCCCAGAATCTTTACATTATAACGATGATCAATGTGAAAAACTTGAATATTCAACAGAATCTAAGAATGTAACTGGTGCAATTAAAGAAATAAAATTATTATCAAGTGGATATAATTACAAATCTCTTCCAAAATTTAAATCAATTGTAAGTGATGATGGTAAAAATGCTAATATTGTAGCATTATCAACTTCTATTGGAAGAATTAAGGATGTTAGAATTCTTGATATTGGTTATGAATATAGTTCTGATAAAACATTAAGTCCAGAAGCATATGTACCTCCTATAATTAGGATTGATAATTTAGACAGTCTTAAATCAGTTAATATTATTAATGGTGGATCTGAATATTTAAGTTCTCCTGATTTAATTGTATATGACCCACAAAATAATAAAGTTGTTGATGAAACATCATTAATAGCACATACACCTCATCAATCTGTTTCAGAAATTGAAGTAATAGCACCAGTTCAAGGATTAAATTCTGTTAATCATAGAGTAATTGCAGTTAATAATTCTAATGGTGTTGGAATTAATTCCATGACTGGAGGTGGATCAGGTATTGTTACTTGTATTTTAAGTACACCAATTAATGGATTTACTACTCCACCATTTGCGATTGGAGATGAAATTTTCGTTGAAGGTATAGAATTATTTGGTGAATCTGGAATAGGTACACAAACATCATCTTCTGTTGGTGTTGCTACTGGTGGTGATGGATATAACTCATCAGATTATCAGTATAGATTCTTTAAAGTTGATGATTTTGTAAATTCAAATCCAGCTGTATTAAAATATAATTTGATTGGATTATCGACTAATCCTGGTATTGCAAAAACATTCCAGTCTGGATACGCAAATATAATTAATAGATCAAATTATCCAGTACTTGAAAGTATTCAGGAAAGAGGATCTTTTGAAACTAATGAGAGATTATTTGTTCTTGGTGCTAATGGTAAATTTACTCAAAGAGATGTTAGTATTGTAGATTCAAGAGATGATTTTGTTAAAGTTGATGGTACTTTTGAATTAAAGGTTGGTGATCGTATTAGTGGGACTAATAGTAATGTTAGTGCTACTGTAGTTTCTATAATTGAAAATAAAGCAAAATTTGGTGTAGATTATTCAAATCGTCAAGATTATGGTTGGGTTGATGATATTGGAAAAATAAGTGAAGATTTCCAAGTTATTGAAAATAATGATTATTATCAAAATTTATCATACTCTGTTAAGAGTGATATTACTTGGGATCAATTTGTTGATCCAGTTAATAGATTAGTTCATCCTTCTGGATTGAAAAATTTTGCTGATGTTGGTATAACTTCAAGTGTTCAAACTGATATTATTGGTACACAATCTTCTGATCCTCTTGTTATTTTGGATGTAGTTGGTGAAAGAAGAGTTGATACTATTAATAATATTGATTTTGTTACTGATTATGATTCAAGAGAGACGAAATCCAAATTTATACAGTTTGAAAACTTAAAATTAACTGATTATACTAAGTGTAAGACAAATAGAGTTTTATTACATGATGATATTAGTCCAAGGTTCTCAAGTAAAGGTATTCAAGATTTATTTACTGAGGTTGAAGAAATAACCAGTAAATTCTCCAAATATTTAATACAAATAACAGATCCAGATACTTTTGATACTCAAGTTTCTGAAATAGCAGTATTAACTACTACCAATGATGCATTCTTGGTTGATAAAGCATCTGATTTTACAAATATGAGATTGGGTGATTTTACTGCAGAAGCCGATTCCTTTGGAAGAAAAACATTACAATTTGTTCCAACTGATAAGTATGATAAGGATCATGATATTAAAGTTCTTAAAACATATTTTAATACAGATTCTATTATTGAAGGAACAAAACAAATCGGTTCTATAGATTTAGTTGGAAAAAATGTTGGTATAGGAACTACCACTGTTGGTTTTACAACTACTACAATTGCAGAATTTGATGCAACTGATTTTAATTCTTTACATGCAAGTCTTTTTGTTCAAAATGATGTAACTAAGAAGATTAATTATAGTGAAGTTATTGTTGATTTTGATGGAACTCAAACACATATATCTGAAATTTATACAGATAGTTTGGATGTTAGTTATAGTGCAACTAAAGTAGGTGTTATTACTGCAAGATATGATTCAGGAAAAGTATATCTTGATTGTGAAAATGATAAGATACAAAAACTTTCGGTTAATGCAAGTATTGTTGGATTTGGTGCTACATCAGCAGGAGAGTCTGGTATTGGAACACATAGGTTTACCACTCCAGGACAACCTGAAGGTGCAGAAAGAACTGCAAGAATAGAAACAACATATAATAGCAGACATTCTGGATCCTCACCAATAACAATTACTACTATTAACAATTTAATTGACAGTAGTATTAAGGGTATTATTAGGGTTTCTTCTGAAGATATATCAGCAGTTCATCAAGTTACAGTAATACAGGATGTTAATGGTGATGCTATTACTGTTCAGTATCCATTTACTGCTATTGATTCTATGAGTGGTATTGGAACATTTGGTACTGTTACTACTGGAAATGATATAGTATTTAATTTCTATCCAGATGTAGAATGGAATTCTTCTGTTGTAGAAGTACAATCTCATCTTGAGATTGTAAATACTGAAAATGATTTTAAAAATGAGCCATTACCATTACAATATGGTTCAGTTGAAAGAAGTGTATTCCTATCAGCTTATGATGGTGTTAATGGAAGTAGAGCAAATAAGATTAATTTTGATCTTGAACATGAAAATGTTCCAATTTACAGTAAAACTTTCAATCCTGCAGATACTACGCAGTTAGATAAAGTAACTGGTATCTTTACTATTCCAAATCATTTCTTTAATACAAATGAAGAATTAGAATATGAACCAGCATCA